ACAGAAGATACAGCCAGATGTTTTAGGTTTTGGCATAGCTGATTTTGCTGACCAATTACAGTTTGCTGAAAATGATGTTCTAAGACGTATTCGAGAAGAATGGTGGGAAAGATATAGGCATCAAGTCAGATACAAGGATATTACTAAAATAACTTCTGTTGAAATGACTAATAGTAAGCTAACAGATGCACAATGGACACAATCGGTAGTTTATTTGTCTTTATGGAAATATATTTATCCAATCTTAACTAAATGGCGTGACCCAGACACAGGCGAGGGCAAAGATACATTTCAAGTACAGATTGATTTTTATAGGGATAGATACGAAGAGGAATTTCAAGCTATTTTAAGAGATGGTGTTGAGTATGACGAAGATGGTGGTGGTACTGTCTCAGATAGCGAAAAAGAAGCTCTGCACAGCCTAAGATTAGTGAGATAATGGAAGTATCAGCCAAGATAAATAATATTGAGGTTACAAACTTTTTAAAGAATATAACTCGAAAGCAAAAGTCAGTTATTGATAAAGGTTTAAAAAGAGTTTCAAATATGGCTGTTCTGATGATTACCAAGCGTACACAGAGCGGTAAACTGCCAGATGGTGGTAATATGCGACCTTATGCAAGTTCTACTGTCAGAGGGCGAAAAAAGAGGGGTAGGCAGACTGGTTTTGTAGATTTAACTGATACTGGTAAAATGTTTAGGAGTTTAGACTTCAGAACTGGTGGTATGAAAAGCACATTGTTTTTTGCTAATAAGGAAAGAGAAAAGATAGCGAGTTATCACGATACATTTGGTGTAGGTAGGCGAAAAATTAAAAGACCTTTTTTTGCTATAGGCGATAAAGAAGAAGATAAGTTAAGAGCAGAATTTGCAAAGTTTTATTTTAAAGAAATGAGATTATGAGCAAAAGGGAAAACATAGCTAGTAATATAATAACTGTACTTGATGCTGTAACAAGCCCTATTGAGTTTAAAAAGATTACTAGAGAACCATTTGAAGTTGAAGAATTAAGTGATGCTCAATTCCCTGCAATGTTTGTACAAAGTGGAGATGAAACAAGGGAAGTTCAAAGTATAGGCGATACAGGTTCTGGAACTTATAATGGCACAATAGATTTTTTAATTGTGGCTTTTGGCAAGGGAACAAATACAAATATTGATACAATTAGAAATCAATTAATTGAAGTTATTGAAGAAACATTAGATAATGATGTAACAAGAAATGGCAATGCTATAGATACCCAAGTTATCGAAGCATCAACAGATGAGGGAACATTATACCCTTATGGTGGTGTTAGAATGACAGCAAGGGTTTTCTATGAATACACTAGAGGGAGTGCATAATGGCTAAAGATATTAAAATGACTAAAGGTAAAAACACAATTACCATTACAGCAGAGAATTTGGAACATTTTGAAAGGCTTGGATATAAACAGGCTGACAAAAAGGTTGCAAATAAAGCCGAAAAAAGCGATAAATTAGAAACCAAAGATAAGGAGTAAAGCATGGCTACACATCACGGAAAAGAGGGAGTTGTAACTGTTGCAGGAACAGCAATGGGTAATGTTACAGGCTTCACTATTGATACAACACACGACACAGTAGAGGATACTGAATTATCTGATGCTACAAAGACTTATATAGCAGGTAGAGGTACTTTTACAGCTAGTATTGACATGAACTATGATGAGGAAAGCACAGAGCAATCATCATTAACTACTGGTTCAAGTTTGGCATTTGTATTCTTGCCAGAGGGTAATACAAGTGGTGACGAAAGTTTAACTGGTACTGGTATTGTTACAGGTATGTCTATTGGTCTTACATTAGATGGTGTGACAACTAGAACTGTTTCAATTCAAGGAACTGGTGCTTTAACAGTCGGCACAGTTTAAGATATGTCAGAAAAAATAGACTACTTTGATGGTGTTAGAGAGCATTTTAGTACATTAGAAACTCAAATAATCGAAGTGCCAGAATGGGGTTTAGTAGGTGATAAAGCTATATACTGCAAACCTTTTAACATGCTTGAAAAACAGAAAATTTTTAAGGGTGCTTCTGGTACTGACCTCATAGTTTTAATTGATGTAATTATAGAAAAAGCATTAACAAAAGATGGTGATAAAATGTTTAATGCTAGTCATGTTTTGGCATTTAAAACCAAAGCTGACACTAATGTAATTGCTGACGTAGCCACTAAAATTATGGGTACTGGTAATGACGATATTGAAGAGAATAAAAAAAACTAAAAAGTGACCCAGAACTTCATAACCTTTTTGGGTTAGCCGAAAAACTACATAAGTCTGTTTCTGAAATATTGCAAATGTCTGTGAGTGAGTTTAATATGTGGATAGCATATTATGCTTTACAAAGTGATGAAAGAGAAAGACAAGAACGATTAGCAAAGGCTAGAAGATAGTGGCAACCAAACAAGTAAACATAGATATACTAGCCAAAGATAAGACTGCAAAAGCTATGCAGTCAGCCACTAATAGTGTCAATAAACTTAAAGATAACGTCCAACAATCTGTATCACATCAACAGAAATCATTTTCTGCTTTAGGTAATACTGTTAGAAATGTTGTTACTGGTATAGTCGCATTTCAAGCACTTAGGTTTAGTGCTGAGATGGTAAATATGGCTAGTTCTGTTGAAGAAATGCAATCTAAATCAGCGGTTGTATTTGGTAAATTTGTTACAGACGTTAGAACTCAATTAGAAAAGTTTGGTGATGAAGTAGGAAGAAGCACATTTGAATTAGAGGCTATGGCTTCATCTGTTCAAGATACTTTTGTGCCTTTAGGATTTGCTAGGAAAGAGGCATCAAAACTTTCAGTTGATTTAACTAAGTTAGCAGTAGATGTAGCGTCATTCAATAATGCGACTGATGTAGATGTTATGCACGCTTTCAGAAGTGCATTAGTTGGAAATCACGAAACAGTATTAAGATTTGGTGTTGTTATTAATGAAGCAACTATAAAACAAGAACTTATGAGAATGGGCATAAATAAAACTTCTAGCGAGATTACCAATCAAGAAAAGGTAATGGCTAGATTGAATCTTATCATTGCAGGTACAGCAGATGCTCAAGGGGATGCAATAAATACCAACACAAGTTTTGCAAATTCTATGAAAGCATTAGGTGCTGAGTTTGAAGAATTTATGGTTGAAGCCATAGCACCTATGTTACCTGCATTATCTGATATGGTTCGCTCTATTAAAGAATCCATCATAGAAACAAAAGAGTTTTTAAGATCAATAGGTCTTTTAAGTGAATTAAATAAAGTCATTCCTATCGTAGAACAACTTGAAAAAAACCAAGATAAACTTTCTATAGCTAATGCTAAATTAGCAGAGGAAACAAAACTACTTAATGCCATACAAAATATGACCTTTTTGGAAAAGGGTAAGGAAGCTATTAAGGCTAATGGTGAGTTTGGTCTCTCAATATATCAAGGTGAAAAAGCTGTAAAGGATAGAATTGAAGCTCTAAAAGAAGAAATAAATCAAATAAATGCACATAAAAACAGTATAATTTTTGATTCAGAAATTAGAGAAATCAATACAACAAAAATTAAAAAACAAACAGATGCAATAAAAGATTTAAATGAACAAAAAGCAAAAGCGACTGATGGAACTGCTTTGGGAATAGATGAAAGTATGGGTGGGGTTGCACCTACTTTTTCACAAGAGGAAAGACTAACTGGGTTACAAGAACTCGCAAGTTTAGAAATGCAAATTCAAGAAGAAACTTTCCAAAATAAATATAAGAAAATTCAAGAGCAAGATGAATTATTAGCTGAATTAGATAGAATTAGAGCAGAAGACAAAATTGCTCTTGCTTATGAAACTGCACAAAAAGAAATGGATATTAGAAAGAAACTATTTGATGATAATTTTAATCTAATAAAGTCTGGTAAAGCAGGTGAAATCAAATTAGAAGAAATGTCTGGTAAAGATAAAACTAAATTGGCTATGAAAGTTGGTAGGGAAGCATTAGACCAATTAGCACAAAGTAATAAAAAAGCATTTCAATTAAATAAAGCATTTAAATTAGCTGATGCTATAATGAGTACTGCTCAAGGTGTAACCGCAGCATTAGGCTCAATGAATATACCACTAGCTATTGCTATAGGTGCTTTAGGTGCTGTTCAAGTAGCTACAATTATGTCATCTAAATATCAAGGTAGAAGACTTGGCGGTAGAATGAACCAAGACCAACCTTATTTAGTGGGTGAAGCAGGACCAGAATTAGTTGTGCCAGATAAACCCTCAAATGTAGTGCCAAATGGTCAGTTAGGTGGAATGGGGAAACAAGTAAATGTTAATTTTAATATAACTACAGTAGATGCTACTGGGTTTAGTGAATTATTAGTAAATAGCAGGGCAACTATTGTCAATGTTATTAATCAAGCCTTAAATGAAAAAGGAAAAGAGGTGCTTGTATAATGCCTGGTCAATTCCCAACAAGTCCACAAGCAAGTAGTGCTGATATAGGTTCAGAGCAAAAAACTATAGTGACAACCACAACTTCTGGTAGGGTTCAAACTAGACAAATTGATGGGCAAAAATTCACTCTGAAATTATCCTACCCTCCTATGAGAAGAACAGATTTTGCACCCATTAAAGCCTTTTTAATGAAGCAGAGGGCAAGGTTAAACACTTTTACTATAATACCACCAGTTGTTTCTAATGCACAGGGTGTCGCTACAGGCACGATAAGTGTTGATGGTGCTATAAGTGCAGGAGCTACAACTTGCACTATAGATGGTATGACAGTAAGCACTAATGATATATTAAAGGCAGGGGATTACTTTAAATTCGCAAGTCATGAAAAAGTTTATATGGCTGTTGAAGATTTAGATTCAGATGGTACAGGCTCTGGAACATTAACCTTTGAACCACCTTTAAGGGAAGATGTCGCTGATGATATTCAATTAACCTATGATAATGTGCCTTTTTTTGTAAGATTGGCAAATGATGTTCAAGAATATTCTATTATAACTAATGACCTTTATAATTATGAGGTTGACTTAATAGAAAGTTTGTAAATGGCTAGAGACCTTACCACAGCAGTCAAAAATGAATTGGCAACCGATAGTCTGCAACCTATTAATCTTATTTATATTAATGTAGGTGCAGGTTTAAGGGTTACTGACCATTATAAAAACGTAACTTATGATAGTAATACATATACAGCTTCTTCTTTGTTTACTAAGTTGTCGGCAGTAACTGAATCCTCAGAAATACAAGTCAGCAATATCACAGTTACTTTTACAGGTGCTGACCAAACTATAACCTCATTGTTTCTAAGTAATCCTTATTTAGAAAAAGAAGCTGAAATATATAAAGGATTTATTGATGGCAATGAAGCTCTAATATCTGACCCATTTTTGTTATTTAAGGGCAGGATTGAGTCATTTAGTATTAATGAAACCCTTAATAATTCTAGGGTTAACGTGTCTATAGCTTCTCATTGGGCGGATTTTAGTAAAGTAGAGGGTAGAAAAACAAATACAGGTTCACAACAACTACACTTTCCAGATGACTTAGGCTTTGAATTTGCAAGCCAAACAGTTCAAGATATCAAGTGGGGTAGGTCATGATGGAAGATGTTGTGGGATTGTTTAAGCAGTTTGAGAAATATGAAAATAAATCTACAAGACAGATAGAGAATTATTTAAAACCATCAATAGAGCTAAATCAATATGTAACTTTTTATGATGAACATAGTATAGTTGGCTTTGTGAATTGGGCATATTTACATCATTTAGTACAAGAAAGATTTAAATTAACTGGTAAAATAAAACGGAATGAATGGAACTCTGGTAATAACTTATGGTTAATTGATATCTTATCAATAGATAATACTTTTGCTATGATGAGATGGGTGTATAATTATTTTAAAAAAGAATTGAAAGTCAATAATTCAATAAACTGGTGCAGAGTTGATGATGGTGTTTATAGGGTTGGACAAAAGTTTAAAAGGGATTTTCACTAATGGGTAGCGTTGTTGATGCTGTTGTCAATGTCGTAAATGACTTTATTGGTTGGCTATTGCCTATTCCAGATGTGCCAGAGTTTGGAGCTTCTGAGCAGGTTCGTGGTGTATTAATCAATAAACAGTCTAATAATGCTCAAATACCAGTTGTTTATGGAAGAAGAAAAGTAGGTATTACTCGTGTTTTTGTTGAAAGTTCTGGCTCAGATAACGAGTACTTATATATCGCAGGTGTTGTCTGTGAGGGCGAAATTGAAGAAATTGAAGAGATATATCTTGATGATAAAAAAGTTATATTTGATGGTGATTTAGATGATGGTGTTGTTAGGGAAGTTAGTTATGGAGATTTAAACTTTTATAAAGGCAGTACTTCTTATGTGCAAATACAAGCCTTTTATGGCACAGATGACCAAGTGGCTAGTTCTGTACTTACACCCTCAATCAACTGGACTTCAAACCATAGATTAAGAGGTGTTTGCTATTTGGCTTTAAGGCTTAAATGGAATCAAGATATATTTAGTTCTATTCCAGATATAAAGGTTATTTTAAAAGGCAAAAAAGTTTATGACCCAAGAGATGCAACAACTAAATACTCACAAAACTCTGCTTTAGTTTTATTGGATTATTTAAGGAATACAAGATATGGCAAAGGCTTACCAGATGATGCTTTTGAACCTAACTTTGCATCTTTTCAAACTTCTGCAAATGAAGCGGATACTTTAATAGTTCCTAGAACAGAGGTAGTGACACCAGTTGCAGGAATAACTAAACAAGATTTTAATGGTTATTATAATGATAAAACAACTTTCTTTTTAAATAGGTCATTTAGAAGCACAGATAAAATTACATCAATAAATGGTGTTGGTACTGCTTCATATAGCTCAGATAGATATTTTGGTTATATAAATGCACCAAGTACTGAAACTTTTGAATTTCAAACAAGCTCAGATGATGCTAGTCATGTTTATATTGGTGATGATGCTCAAACTGTTGATAATTTATTAAAAGAAATAGAAGCTGACAGAACAGCTAAACTTATTGTAAATAATGGTGGTTTACACGCCAATAGAACAAGGTCTGGAAGTAAAGCATTAACTAGTGGTGCTGTATATCCTATAGTCATTTATTATGGTAATGCACCAAGTGGAGGAAGTTTAACTTTTAGATGGCGTGTAAGTGGTGGTATTTATTCAACAGATTTATCAACTATTTTTTCAAATGGTGAATATGTAACAGATGAAGTACCTGCAATTATAAAGTTTGAAACTAATGCTGTATTAGATACTGACCAAAAGGTTTTGGAAAACGTTAAAAAACTAACAAATCCTATGAGTGCCTTATTTACTTATAATAATGGAGTTTATAAAGTTAAAATAGAGGGTACTGGTTCAGCTATTAAAACAATAACCGCAGATAATGTTGTGGGTGGTGCTAAAGTTTTAGGTGAGAGAAAAAACAATAAATATAATCGAGTTATAGGAACTTATGTAAACCCTTTTAAGAATTTTCAAAATGATACAGTTAGTTTTCCACCTGCTGATGATAGTAACGTGGAAACAGCTTTTAAACACGCTACAATGCTTGCTGAAGACAATAACACACTATTAGAGGGTAATTTCCAGTTCCCTAACGTAACCAACACATATAATGCTGAAGCACTATGTGAGATTATATTAAGACGTTCCAGAAACCAATTACAGATACAGCTAACATTAACCTCAGAGTTTTTAGAATTAGAAATAGGTGATATTGTAGCTATTACATATCCAACAGGTGGATTTGATGCCAAACCATTTAGAGTTTTGGGTATGGAAATTAATGAAGATTTGACAGTAAATGTCCAGTTGTTCGAACACCAAGATAATTTTTATACATTTAATGAAAAGAACCCAATACCAACAATAGCAGATACGACATTACCAAACCCATTTATAGTTCAAGCACCAGTTATAGAGGTATCAGATGAGCTTAGAGCCTTAAATGAAGAAGCTATTAGTGTTCTATTAGTTGATGTACAAGCTACAGATGAATTTATAGTTGATTTTGAGGTACAAGCTAAGAAAAGCACAGATACTGCTTATATTAACTTAGGTAGGGGTGCGAGTTCTAAGTTTGAGCTTGCTAACGTAGAAGATAATGCTATTTATGATGTTAGGGCAAGGTCAGTTTCATCTATTAGTAGGTCAGTATTTGTATCAGCACAGCATCAAGTTGTAGGTAAAACAGCACCTCCTGCCGATGTAACAAACTTTCAAGTCAATATTGTAGATACAGAAGCTCATTTAAGTTGGACACCAGTACCAGATTTAGATTTATCACATTACATAATTAGACATAGCCCTTTAACAAGTGGAGCTATATTCTCTAATGCTATAACCTTAATTGATAAGGTATCAAGACCTGCAAATACAGTTACAGTTCCTGCAATGACTGGTACATATTTTATAAGGTCAGTTGATAAAATTGGCTTAAAATCACTTAATGCAACCAGTAATGTGGCTTTAATAGACAATGTTAAAAACCTAAACTTTGTTGCAAGTTCTACTCAAGACCCCACTTTTACAGGGACTAAAACAGATGTGATTATAGTTGATGATGCTTTAATACTAGAAACAGCCTTGTTTGATAGTGTTTCTGGAGATTTTGATGATGGAGTAGGAAACTTTGATGGAGGTGCAGGTACAGTTTTATCAAGTGGAACATATGACTTTGACACATACATAGATAATGGTGGTGTTTATAGTAGTAGAATAACAGCTACTGTAAATATGGAACGATTAGATTATGTAAATTTATTTGACGATGCTAGTGGAAATTTTGATGCTAGAGAGGGTTTATTTGATGGAGCTAATGATACCTTTGGAGATGTAAATGTACAGCTACAGATAGCTAAAACAGACGGAGACCCAGTAAGTGGTACATACTCTAATTTTCAGAAGTTTAATGTCGGTGATTATACTGGCAGGGCATTTAAATTTAGGGCAGTTTTAATAAGTGATGATGTTGAAGCATCACCTAAAGTTACTGGTTTGTCAGTACAAGTAGATATGCCAGAAAGGGTATATTCACAAAAAGATATTTCTAGTGGAACTGATACTAATGGCAAAGTGATAACATTTAGTCCTGCATTTAAGGAAATATCTGGAGTAGGTATTTCTGCAAGTAACTTGGCTAGTGGTGATTATTATGCTATAACAAGTAAAAGTGCTACTGGTTTTACTATAGAATTTTTTAACAGTTCAAATACCACAATAGACAGAACATTTGATTATGTGGTAAGAGGGTATGGAGAACTAGCATCATGAGGTTAGAATATGTCACAAAATGATTTTACTATTGCCAATCAAAGTTTCCCTGCCTTTAGAGCCGATTTAAACTCAGCCCTACAAGCACTAGCGACAAACAACTCTGGAGGTTCAGCACCCAGCACAACTTTTGCTAATATGTGGTGGTACGATACTTCAAATAACATCATGTATATCAGAAACGAAGATAATGATGCTTGGATAAAGTTTGCAGAATTAGACCAAGCTAATGATAAATTTGTTTTAAGTGGCACATTACAACTAGATGATGGAACAGTATCAGCACCTGCTTTAACATTTAACTCTGATACTAATATGGGTATCTATAGAGGTGGCACAGATATATTAAAGTTTGTAACAGCAGGAACAGATGCTATTACGATTGATGCTAGTCAAGCAGTAACTTTGGCGAATGATTTATCTATGGATGGTGACTTGAATTTGGTAGGTTCTGCTAGTCAAAATCTTACACTTGAAAGAAGTGGAGCATCAAAAATTGAGATTGGAGCATCTACAGCAGGTGTAGGTAATTACATAAATACTGCTACAAATGATTTATTTATTAAAAGAACAGCCAGTTTTTTAAAAGTTTTAGGTGTTGATAACTCTACCG